AAAACCTTCTTGCTTAATACTAGCACCATTAAGTGCAGTACCGCCTTGTGGTCCTGCAATACTAGCAAACTTTTCTCTTGCTTGTCCTAACATAACTTTACAGTTTGCAAGTGTATAATCTCTTATCCACTGTCCTGCATACTGATCATTTATGATAGTGTAATCAGGCTTATTATTGTAACACCATAGGAGTACTTGTTCTTCTCCTCTTGGGCGTTGCATAATAATTAGTTTCTTGCTTTGTGGGTTCCAAGTAAAGTTGATAAATGAACCAAACATTTTACCTACTAGTTCTTGGTATCCTGCAAATAATTCGTATGTAGCAAGTCCACCCATATTTGTTGAACTTAACAAATATGTGTTTGTGTATGCTAAGTTGAAGGGTTCAAAAACTGTACCACCAGTTCCATTACCTGTACGTGAACCAACTGAACGTCTAAAAATTTGTCTTACTTGCTGTATTTCATCAGGCAAAATATAATCATTCTTTTCTTTTTCAAGTGTTAGAGTGATGTAACTTTCTTCAACAGCATTATCAGATCTTTGTTTAAAAACACCTAATGCACGTTTAAGTCCTGTTTCATAGTGTACAGGATCTAGTTCGACGTCGATCATACCATCGCCGAGCATTGCTTTTACGTAATCAAATACTTCTTGTTTTGCGTTGTCTATTTGGCTCATATAAGTATTTATGCCTTGTGACGGAATAGGTAAATACATATACTATGCCAAGACTGAGTTTATACCGTCCCGAGAAGGGAAACGACTACAAATTTATTGATAAAACTGCCTGGGAGATGTTCCAAGTTGGTGGTACCGATGTGCTTATACACCGCTATCTAGGACCTGGAACTAGCAGGGAAGAAACTCCTACTACACCTAAATATAACGCAAATGATCCTACAAATATTCAGGATATGTTATTCCTTGAAAATAGAGATCGTAAGTATGATCCTGATGTATATGTTTTACGTGGAGTATATAATGTAAATGATGTAGATTTTAATCTTAGTCAGTTTGGCTTGTTTTTACAAAACGACACATTGTTCATTACATTTCATATTAATGACACTGTTGAAAAATTAGGCAGAAAACTTATTGCAGGTGATGTAATTGAATTACCACACTTAAAGGACGAGTATGCATTAAATGATTTAAATTATGCACTCAAAAGATTTTATGTAATTGAAGATGTAAACAGAGCAGCAGAAGGTTTTTCTGTAACTTGGTATCCTCATTTATACAGAGCAAAATGTAAACCACTAGTAGACGCACAAGAGTTTAAAGATATTCTTGATGCTGTTGCAGGAGAAGAAAATAATAAAGGCGAATACAATGCCAATTCAACTTACTTCCCTGGAGACATTGTTTCTTACAATGGAGAAAAATACGAAGCACTTGCAGAAACTACTGCATCACCACCGGGCGGTGACTGGAAACTTGCAGATACACTTAAAGACATTATGTCTACTTACGAAAAAGAAATGCAAATTACAGGAGCAGTTCTCGATCAAGCAGAAAAAGATGCTCCGCAAAGTGGTTATGATACAACTAAATTTTACACACTACAGCGTGACGAAGTTGGCAATGCCGAACTAGTTACAGCAGACGACACACAATTATTAATACCATCAACTGATAAGAATGGTAATCCTATATATGATGATAATGGTGATGAAGTTTACACAAGTTATACAGCAGATATGGTTGCGGCTAACGCAGAAATGTCTGGTTATGATGGTTATCTTGTAGGCGATGGAATACCACCAAACGGTGCACCATTTACACAAGGTATTGCTTTCCCAATGAATCCAGGAGAAGGACAATTCCATCTTAGAACAGATTACAAACCAACAAGACTTTTCATATTTAAGAAAGGCAGATGGGGCAAGGTTGAGGATGATGTAAGAATGACAATGAGCCACTTAGGACCAAGCGATGTTGCAGCAGGTAAAGACTTTGCTGGACACGATGCTAGAGAAAACAAAGGTCTCAAATCAACATTTATTAATAACACTAACACACAAGTTATTGATGGTAAGACAGTTAAAGAAAAACAAAGTCTGTCTAAAGCACTTAAACCGGAGGCAGATGAATAATGCGTATTGATGAAATATTAGGATTTGCAACAAGCAGACCAAAAAAACATACAGTGAAAAGACGGCCTCCTGAACCTGAAGAAGATTCAGTTGCTGTAAAAATTAAGCAACGTAGAGCAGCGGCAGCAAAAGGTGACGACAACGCATTTAAACATAATTTTAAAAAGGCAAGTAAGTAATGGATTTTTTCTATGACGGACAGATAAGAAGATATGTCACTCAGTTTATGCGTATCTTTATCGGCTTTAAGTATGAAGCAGGTGATGGTAAGCAACAAACTGTACCAGTGATGTATGGTGATCTTACACGTCAAGTAGCAAACATTATCAGAGAAAATTCTGAAAACAAAATGCCTACAGTTCCACGTATGGCTTGTTACGTAACAGGATTACAAACAGATCCAACTAGACTTTCTGATCCTACATTTACAAGTAAAGTAAACATAAGAGAACGTAGGTATACTGAACAAGACGATGGCACAAGAACATATACAGGCGAACAAGGTAAGAATGTAACTGTAGAAAGACTTATGCCAACACCGTATTCTTTATCTATGAAAGCAGATATATGGACAAGTAATACAGATCAAAAATTACAATTGCTAGAACAGATACTAGTGTTGTTTAATCCTGCTCTAGAAATACAAACAACAGATAATTATGTTGACTGGACAAGTTTAAGTGTTGTATATTTAGATAGTACAAACTTTAGTTCAAGATCAATTCCTGCAGGTACAGAATCAGATATTGATATTTGTAGTTTAGATTTTACAATTCCAATTTGGATTTCTCCACCAGTTAAAGTAAAAAAACTAGGTGTTATTAGAAGTATTATTGCAAACATATTTACTGAAGATGGTGATGTTAAAAACATTAGTTCGCTTGTTTATAACGGTGACGGTAGTAATACAGTTTATGTCAATCCAAGATTTCCTGTATTACTGTTTAAGGCTAATAACAATCAACCATACGATTACGAACTAACAATTATTGATCCATATGCAGCAATTGAAAGCGTAGGTCTTGGCGAAAAAGAATCTGTTGCTAATAATAAACAGTATGATTGGAATGCCATACTTACACGTTTAGGTAATTTCAATGCAAACAGTGTAATTTATTTTAGACAACCTAATGGAACAGAAATGGCAGGCACATTTGCAATTCATCCAACAGACCCTAAAATATTATTAGTTACATTTGACCAAGATACTATTCCGTCTAATACAATTATAGAAGGAACTAGAGCAGCAGCACAAAGCACAAGTATTGATGCTATTGTTAATCCAACTACATTTAATCCTATTGACAAATGGAATGGCTTAGCAAATATACCTGTTGGCACTAGATATCTTTTATTAGAAAGTGTAGGCGACCCAGACAGTGTAAGTCCAGATGCTTGGAAGGGCACTGACGGTTCAACACAAACATCGTATCAATTGTTACAAAATAACATTGTAGAATGGGACGGTTCTAGTTGGAACACAGTATTTGACACTGCAAAAGCAGCAGATACAACATATGTAACAAACATTAGAACAGGTATTCAATATAAATGGGATGGCATACAGTGGTTAAAATCATTTGAAGGCGAATATTCACCAGGATATTGGAGACTTGATCCAGACCCTGCATAATTAATAGTATGCAAAAACGTGCCGGACTTTTATTTTTATCTAAAGTAGAAAAAAGAATACTGCTTATTCTTGAGAAAGAAAAGTGGACTGTACCTACATTTGCAAGAAATAAATCATTGTTTGAAGATAGTAAACAAGCGATGGTAGATTTTTCAGAAGGCAAAATTTTACCTATTGAACTTTATCTATCAAGAGATAAAGGTTTTGAATATAGCACATATATTTGTTTAGTAGATAATGAATTTATGCCAACTGTTGTAGACACTTTTTGCTGGGCAACACTAGAACACTTGCCCAAAAATATACATAATGGTCTGAGAAATACTTTAAATAATAATTTAATTAGGACCAAAATAGAAACCGTATTGGAGTTAGAAAATGCTTCTTAAAGAGAATCCGAGATATTTGCAAGAGAAAAAAATGTTTCAAGATAGAATTAATAATATGCCTGACGGTGAAGCAAAATTAAGGTCGACAAATTTGTTAAGACAACTAGAGGGCGAAGTACAAGAATTAGATAGATGGCACGAGCAACTACTAATGAATTCTGAAACTGCTAAAAAGTTTAATCAAGATGATACAAGAGATATTATTTCTAGTATTAGAAAACAAATTGATGATTTAACTAAAAACTTCTAAAGCGAAGCAATATCTTTAATAAACAAACTTCCAACCATTGCAGCGTGGCTTGTACACTGATATCTGTATCCGCCTGATATACTAGAAGGAATCTTAAAGTATAATGTTCCGCTTGTTTGTGCATTAGCACTTGTACCTGTAGTAACTACTCCACTTGTTGAAACGTGTACTAAACCAGCACCTGTATATGGATTACCAATCGGGTCTTGAATTTGGAAAGGATGTGATGAACCTTGTTGTAAATCAAATGCAATTGTTGTTCCGTTAATACAATAAACAGTTGGATTGTCACTAGCACCATATTGATCAAATCTATATGACGAATTACCGCTGTTAGTAACAACCAATCTAGTAATTGCAGGTAAGTAGATTGAACCTAAATTTAAACTTGCACTTTGTACATCTGTTAGTGTACCAAAAGTAGGTGCTCCAGCAGTTGATGTAATTGTAACACTGTCTGTACCATTTGTTGAAAGTGAAATACCTGACCCAGCAACTAAATTTAATGTATCAGTAACTGCATCTGCTGCAACTGTAGTTGAGCCTGATACTGCAATATTACTGAATGCATTCTGGTTAACATCACCGCCGCCGCCACCTGCTTGGCCGTTAATGGTTACACTTTTTCCTGCTGCATCTGTAGTGATAACAATGTTAGAACCTGCAACAACTGTAAGAGTATCTTGTCCTGATCCTGCTACAACATCGTCTTGTCCTGCTACTGCAACTGTCTTAAAAGTGTTCGGAGTAACATTGGCTGTACTTGTAACTAAGTTCCAAGATGTACCATTCCATTGCCACGATGTATCGCCGTCAGTAAACGTATCGTCTAACGCTGGTGTGTTTGGAAAGTTTATAGCCATATAATATTACCTCGTATGTATTTATGTGTTTACTGTAATTGTGTTATTCATACCACCGTGTATGCTACACTGATAATAGTATGTTCCTGTACTAGCAATAGTCCAATTTAATTGGCTTGTTCCTTGTCCTGAAACATCTGCTACTTGATTACCTAGTCCAGCACCTTGTGTAGTTTTTATATAGAATGGGTGTCCACTAGCAGTATCAGAATTAACTACAAACTGTACTTTATCTCCTGTATTAAATGTTAAAGCAGGCTGCGATGCACTTGCAAAAGATCCGCTTCTATCAGTACCGCTTAACAAATAATTGTTTCCGCTATTCTCTACTGTAATTGTGTAATCAGGAACAAATGTAACTGATGTATCTACAATATTAATATTGACACTTAATGCACCTGTTGAAGTTCCATTACTATCAGTAGCACCTAGTGTAAATGTAAGTGTTTCAGCACCTTCAGTTGTAGTATCTTCTTTTAGTGTCACTGCAAGACTAGCACTGTTGGCAGTCATTGTCAAATTACCACTTAATGGAGTATCTGTGTCTCCTGGATTTGAAATACCTGTAATAGTATATGGTACTGTTGTGTTTTCCGGAATATTAGTACCTTGTAGAGTAAATGTTACAGTTTCGCCTTCATTTATTGAACCATTGCCTGAGTCATTAAGTAGGTTAGTGTAAACAGGAGTTCTACTAGTATCTTGAATATTAATTGTATGAGTATCCTCTCCGTTATCCAAACTTACAAGCATAACCTCTGTACCTTCTGTACTTAAATCTGCTGCAAGTGTCCAACTTACTTGTGCTGTATTGTTGTTTACTGTAAAATTACCAAGTGTTGTACCGCTCGTAAAGTCACTAGCAATGGCGCCTGTAACGCTGTATGCGACCTCTGTAGCGTCATCTACGTTAGTAGTAGTCAAAGTTACTGTAATTGTATCGCCTTCGTTTGCGCTTGTAGGACCAGATAGTGTATATGTTGGGTCTGGTGTTGGCGGAGTGATGCTTGTATCATTTACTGTAACATCGTGGAAGTCTTCACCATTATCCAAACTTAGTCTAATTGTTTCAGCACCTTCTGTTGTGCTGTCTTCTGCAAACGTAACTGCTAAAGTATCAGTATTATTAGTAATTGTAAAGTTACCAGTCAAAGAAGCCGGAGTATCTGATACATATCCCGATGCTCCTGCAACTGTCGGATCGCCTGTGTCACCGTCTTGGAATATATTTCTAATTGTTGTCAACGAAGGCTTACTAATAACAGGAGCAATATATGTATTATGTAATGCGTAACCTAATGGGTTATTTGTTTGTATACCAGACGGTGTACGCATATCGTCTGTCCATTCAGGAGCAAGGCTTCCACCATCCCATAGACTCGAGTATTCAAACATACCAAAGTTTAGTAGGAACAAATATTCCTTAGCCGCTACTTCAAATGCATCTCCATCAGTCTTCCAAGCGTTTCCGCCATATCCTGATGAATCCCATTTGCCTGCATCGTATGCTTCTTCCATAGCCTCATATAGTGGACCACTTGCCCAGTCTGTACTAATATATGGATACATCTTTAATGATACTGCGTCAAGACCGTGCATATGTAATGTATGAAATACGTGTTCAATTACTTCTTGTGCATCATTGTCGCCGTCTCCAGGGGCATCACCAGTTGAGTTTAGATACCAAACCATATCGTTGGCAACGTGACTATCAAATAGTGGTGACAAGTTATAAGAAGCAATACCTGCATCAGTTAAGAAGTTTGGTGTGTAATCAGCACCAGCACCTCTTGCTACTCGTTGTAACGTTGGGCCAACTGCTGCGTGATAAGTTCCTGCGTCACCACTTAGCGTTTTAATAAATGTACGCTGTGATGTTTCGTTAATGCCTGCACCATTTGGATCTGTAAACAATTCAAACATACGTGCTACCTTTTCAACAAAGGCATCAGGCACTGCTGTTTGGCCGCCGACAGTTCCTGCCGCCACAATTCTTACACCATTAACTGTAACTTCTCTACTAAAGAAATCGCTACCATCGCCAGTAAGATCAATAATTGCACCGTTGTTGTATTGTGCATCTATATTGTAACCACCTATATCTGCAAGAGTAACTCCTGTAATCGTGTAAGGAATAAGCGTTCCATCTGGTATTTGTGTAGTTGTTAATGTAAATGTAACTGTGTCGCCTTCGTTTACATTTGGTACATCTGAACTTAGTGTATAAGTTGCTGCTGGAGGTGTAACACTTGTATCATTAATTGTTACTGCCTGAGACGCTTGACCGTTAAGCAATGATAAAGTTAATGTTTCTGCACCTTCAGTTGTAAGATCGTTTGCAAGTGTAAATGCTGCTGTTGCAGTATTACTTGTAACAGTGAATACTCCTGATAGTGATCCGCTGCTTAAATCACTTGACTGTATTCCACTTACAGCATAAGAAACTGTAACTCCGTCACCTAATCCTGTTGTTGTTAAAGTAAATGTAACTGTGCCGCCTTCATCTACATTTGTTACATCTGCTGCCAATGCGTAAGTAGCACTTGATGCTCCTGTTGTCATTGCAAATCCTGCAAATGATAAAGGTTGTTGACTGTATTTACTGTACAACATTCTGTTAGGTGTACCCATTAAACTATTTTGATAAGAATCATAATCTGTGTCTTGTCCAGTTGTGTAAACTGTATCAATTTTTGCATCTGCATTTATTCTTGTTTGCATTTGTGCTGGCGTAATTGTTGGAAACAATTCTAAATGTTGTGCAATTACACCTGCTACTTGAGGTGCTGCCATACTAGTTCCGCCAATTGCTGTAATTTTAAAACTTGTATTTTCTGGGTAATCAAAATCTGAAAATCTATTAGTTGTACTTGTTGCAGCCATAATTTCTTGACCTGGTGCTAACATATTAATTGCAGGTCCACGCGAACTTGAATCTGTAATAATATCTGTACCAGTTGGGCCAATTAATTCTTCAGTATGATAATCTATATTACCTACAATGTAGGTACCTGCATCATCACTATGTGGAGAACTTCCTCTATGATAATTGTATGTTGTGCCACTAAACACAACAGTATTATCGTAATCGTCTCCAGTAGGTATGTCGTGTTTGAATACATTGTTACCTGCTGCAATTGTTACGTGGATTCCTGCTGCAATCATATCATCTATTTCAGCATCAACTGATGCAACGCGAACTGGCATAATTGTAAATGTTGTACCAGTGCCAAATATTTTGTCTACTACGCCTGTTGAACTCCATAAGCCTGATCTTGAATCATATCCTGATTGGAATTCACCTGGATTCCAAACCCAAGCATTGCCTCTATAGTTTCCACTTGAAGGGTCTGCTGTTAAGTTTGCACTATATCCCCAACTCATATTTACAACTGTTGGTCTTCCTGTATACGCAGCATCGTTTGGATCATTCTTTGCATTGTGCCATAATCTAATTGCATCAAATGCATTACCTATTGAAATGCCGTTGCCTGGATCTGTAGTTCCTTCTAGTCCTGCTAATTTTTGTGCATAAATGTGTGCTGCTTTTGCCCAACCATATTTTAAACCTGCGGCAATACTTGCACAATGCGTACCGTGTCCGTCATAGTCTTCGTAAAAGTTTGCATCTTGTGTTCCTGTTATTCCACTTGCAGTATACCAATTAAGTTGTTGTACTCTTGTAACACCATTTGTATCAAAAAAATATGGATGGTCTGCTTGAATACCGCTATCTTGTATTACAACATCAACACCTCTACCGCCTATACCAGTTGTGTAATCTACTGACGGTGCAACATTGTTTGCATATATAGAATTAGATGCACTTATACATCTAACTAAACCCCAATTAATATCTGTGTTTGCGTGTACAGTTGTTCTTCTAAAATTTGAACCACCTTGTGTTAGGTTATGTCCAATTTGTATATCTGTTCTTTCACCTACTGGTATTTCTACAGACAACACACGATCGTCTTTCATTAGTTCAGTTGCTTCATCAGCAGTAAGCATAAAGTGAGTCATTCTTGTTGACCCAATTCTTGCATCTGCAACTGGAACTGATCTGTTTGGAATAGGACCTGAACCGGAACTTGCTGTTAGTTCTGTTTCTAGTTCTGCTAAGTTAACACCTTTGTTAACGACTACTACGTATTCTCTTTCACTCATTATGCTGCCGCGCCAGTGTCTAATTCAATCCAACCACCATTTTGATAAGCCTCTATCTTATTGGAAGTTGTATTATAAATCATATCACCGTTCACAGCAGTTAAACCATTACGTGCAGTATCATCCATCGATGGTAGTCTTACAGGTCCACCTGTAAATCTTGCACCATCTACAGTAGTAATTGTTACTGCTGATGTACTGTTAATTTCAGTTGCACCAATACCAGTGTCACTAAATGTAGAAGTATTCAATCCGCCGACGGTAATTGTGTTTGTAGTAATTGCGCCTCTACCAGTAATTGTATCAAGTGTATCAGACTCTGTTGTAAGATACCCAACACCCGAATGATCGCCCCAACCAAATGCTGTGTCCCAATTACTAGCATTTGCTGTAGCAGTATTAAGTGCTGTGGTAGTTGCGTATGTTGTTAATTCTGATTTGTTTGCAAGTTCAACCCATCCGCCTGCGTGAGCAAAATACATTCCTCCGTCTGCGTGGCTGTGTGCAATTGCTCCGTGATATGTAGTTGCATCTGGAAAGTCAGTTGTAGTTGGATAATAAAATCTTAATCCGTGTGCGTCTACTGTAGGAGCATCAATAGCACCTGTAATAGTTGCTCCTGTTTTAGGAACAGCATCTGTAATACCATAACCGCCTAATGTTGTAGGCTTATCTTGTAAATCTCCCCAACTGGATACACCTCCGCCACCACCTGTTGATGCTGGTACTGCTGGTTGAATCCACTGGGCACTGTTTCCGTCATTTACATATACATACAATCTTGCAGTTGAACTATCAAACCAAATTGTGCCTTCATCAGGACTACTTGGAGCACTATCGCCTACTTCAATACTGCCGCTTCCGCCGCCGCCTACGCCTGCCGCTAGTGCTTTTGCAGCAAATACTGCGTTAGTTACATTTGATAAATCTTCTTTTACAAGTTCAGTACCGCCTATAGTTTGTGCATCGTACAAGCGTAAAGTTTTTTTATCGTTATCGTAAAAAATCTCACCACGTAAACCCAATTTTCTATCAAGAAAATCGGTATCTCTTGGTACTACTCTTAAGTTATTAATAATTGGTAATCTTGCCATATTTTTCTCTGATCCAAACTTGTTGTATAGTATTTATCCGACTGCCAAGATAACGTGTCTATGTAAAAAAGCACCATAAATAGTTTTATGGAACATATAACAGTTGAAAATGCACTTCCTAGAGCCTATCAAGACGAAGTAGAAAGACTTATGTATGGTATGGATTTTCCGTGGTTTGCTAATCACGAGCATTATTACAATAGCAATACATATAGTTTGGGTTTTACACATCTTGCACTAAATGACGGTCCTGATTTACCAAAAGGAACTACTGCAAGTAATCATTTACAATCACTACTTCCTATTTGGTACACAATGGGTGATGCTTTAGGACAAGAATTAGTAAAATTACTTAGACTGCGTTGCGGTTTGCTTGTGCCAAGCAATACTAGTAAAGAGATGGTAACAAATGCTGATGCAGTTGATGGAGGCGATGAGCCACATTTAGATTTTTTATGTCCTCATTGGACAGGATTATATTATGTAAACGACAGCGATGGCGATACTGTTGTTTATGATCAAACAAAACCATCTGATCACTATACAATATTAACAACATCAACACCTAAAAAAGGAAAGATGTTTATTTTTAACGGTAAACATTATCATTCAAGTAGTAAACCTACAGATGCATATTCAAGATGTGTACTTACTTTTAATTTTACAACTACTGAAATGTAAAAATATGATTAATTGGCTTAAAAACAAATTTAAAAAGAAACAACCATTAGTAACCTGTTACACAACTGTAAGAGGATTAGAAGAAATCTATCCTCCTAGAGTTGCAACCGCAGCGATACCAGATTGGTTTAAGAAAATGCCTAAAGAAATAATGGAACAATGGAGCGGACATCCTGGCACAGCAAAAAAATGTCCTGCATTTATTGATTATTATAAGTCGGGCGTTGTTTTATATTTGTGGTGCGACTTATGGGTAAAAATAAATGAAGATACAACGTGGGAAGTAAAGACTCCTGAAAAACTTTTTAGTTTTACAAATCATTTAGATAATCAATTTTTAGACCATTTAGATAACCGCGAATATGCAATGGTGCTTAAAGCAAATAGTCCTTGGAGAATGGTAACACCTAAAGGATATGATTTAATGCAATTGCCTTTACACTATCACTTTGATAAAAGATTTGAAGTATTGCCTGGTGTAATGAGTGCTGATATACATTATGAAGTCAACCCACAAATGGCATTTAAAGAGTATGGCGAATATATGATTCCAAGAGGTACACCATTAGCAATGTACGTGCCAATTAAAAGAGAAAAAATGACACTTGAAGTTCGTGAGATGGACGATGAGATGAAACGTTTAGAAGAAAAACAATACTATTGGTTTTCAGGCAAGTTCAGTGGTGGATACAAAGAGCATCAAACTATCATTAAAAAGCAAGAAAAGAAATGAACTGGTTCAAAAAAACACAACCAACTATTGAATTCTGGTCTGTAGAAAAAGGTTTAGAACATACTGCGCCGCCGGTCCCTGCTACACAATGTATACCAGATTGGTTTAAAGAAATGCCTGCTGCTGTAAAAGATGTTTACAACAATTTTGGTGCTAACGGCAGAGTAGAAACTGCAAAACAATGTCCAGCATACGCAGAATTTTTTAAACAAGCGTATGTGTTAAGAATGTGGACAGACTTTAAAATTACAATTAATAAAGATCACAGTTATTATGTTGAATCCGCAGATGATAGATTTGAATTTACTAATCACGGCGAATTACAGTTCCAACAACATTTACCTGATCCTAACAAATACAGTATGGTACTTAAAGCAATAAGTCCGTGGAGATTAAAAACTCCTAAAGGGTGGTCAGTATTGCAATTACCTATGTTGTTTCATTACGATAAAAGATTCGAAGTATTACCAGGATCATTTTGGTCTGATATACATCACGAATGCACACAGCAGATGGCATTTTTTGATTATGGAGAATATATTATTGAAAGAGGTACACCTCTTTGTATGTTTGTTCCTGTACAAAGAAATGCAATCAAACATAAGGTGTCCGAATTTACAGACAGGCTATATAATATAACTAATCAAAGTTATTTGTGGTGGGCAGGTAAATTTAAAAACGGATACAAAGAACACCAACGAATAGTTAAAAAGGAGAAAAGTAAATGAGTACTATTACAGTAGAATCATTAGAACCGGGAGTAAATTACTTCTGTATTTACGAAACAGAAATTGATCCTAATACAATGCCTTTGTTATCACAATCAGATGAAACAATTCCTAAGGCTATTATTACAGGTAAAGGTCAAATTTTACAAAGAGATAAAGAGAAAAAACTTGTTGAAGTAATTGATCTTGAAACACATCAACGTTATGTTGTTGGTTGGGATAAAATTACTGAAATCGCAGTTGCTGACTAATGAAAATTAGGTCAATATTTCCAGAAGGCATTGGCCTAGCGACTAATACTGACATTAAACTTGATATTGATAGTTTAATGAAAAGTATAGAGTGGAAAACTGACGATAATGGCTTAGGTGAATTTGATCAAAGTCAAACAAATTTACAAGAAGTAGAAGAATGGCAGCCATTGCTAAATTGGATTGTAAAAAAGGCTGAACATTATTGGTCAGAATTAGGCTACAAGCACGATGGTATGTTAATTACACAAGCGTGGCTTAATAAAATGCCCGATGGTGGTACTATTGATTGGCATTGGCACAGCAATTCACTTATTTCAGCAGTATACTATCTTAAAGCAGATGAAGGCACAGGACCTACATTGTTTCAAACTACTAAAAATCCACTACAACTTAGTCTACAAACAGAAGTAGACAAGTTTACTAACTACAATTGCCCTGAAATAGCAGTAAGACCGGAGCAAGATACTGTAGTATTATTTCCATCGTATATTAACCATCGCAGTGCTGCTAATTTTAATGCTAATTCTGAACGCTATACAGTAGCGGTCAATATAATGCCCAATACGCTTGGAAAAGAAAACCACTTTAATTGGGCTAAATTGCATAAATAAACATATAACAGACGTATTAAGGAGACTTGTTACTATGGCAACATTTACAGTTGAAGGGAAAACTTTCGACAAGTATTACAAAGCATACGAGTATGCAATGTTTTTGTACAATACTGAAAATAGACAGATCGAAATGAGTAAAGACGGCGGAGCACCTATCTTGATCGGTGACCCAATTAACGAAGAAGAACTAGATAATCTTAATTACTAGTTTTACTAAGATCTAATTCAGTAAGACTGTCAAGTCTTCCAATCTTTTCAAAAATAAACGTATTAAAAGCAAGGCTCTTTCTAGGAAGGTCTTGCTTTATTTTACCTACACTATGTT